ACTACGCTTGGAGCCTGATCCAAGGTGCTGATGGTAAGAATGGTGCTCCTGGTGCAAAAGGTGACACGGGAATTGGCATTAAGGCTGTTGTAGAGCAGTATTATCTGTCCACCAGTAGCACTACACAAAGCGGCGGATCATGGAGCACAAATCAGCCTGAGTGGTCTGTGGGGAAATACCTCTGGACGCGCTCACAGGTGACGTGGACCAACAATACAGTCACGACCACCACTCCCGTGCTTGCCAAAGCGATTAATAAGGCCAATGAAAATGCAAACGAAGCTGTAAATAAGGTCGAAAAGATCAATTACTATTTCTGGACAGACAGCAGTGGTGCTCACGTTACGACTAAACCGAATGATGCCACCACTGGACCGAACATCTTGATAGACGGAAACGGTTTCCACATCCGTCAGGGTAAGGTGGAGACGGCATTTTTCAAGTCTAACGAGATCGGTCTTGGCTCGAATTCACAGACGTCCATTATTCGCATGTGCGGAGGACTCGGCGAGATAGGCACAGTGTCGTCTTCCAGTTCTTCTGTTCTGGCATTGTTTGGCGAGTTGGTAGGTCTGAGGGGGAGCAATGGAACTGTCGTAGGCAATAACCTAGCAAATCTTACGCTGACAGATGACGACGCAGTTTTGACAGCAAATGGCAGCATCGTATTCAATTCTAAAACCGCGTACCTCGGTACAGATAGTCTCGATTCGAGAGTGTATCTGTATGGCACAAGAGGATGGATTGAGCCAGTAGCATCTTCTGTAGATAACGCAAATGCAGGAATCACCATCCACGGCAAAAAGTTGGTAGGTGTAACCGCTGGCGCAAGAACGTCAGAGGGAGCTAATCCTGGACTTTATGTCAAAAATGAGAGAGACACATATGAAGATGGCATCCTGGTATTAGACGCTTACAAGTATCTTTTTGGAGGAAATGGAAGCCCCGTAAAAAGTCAAGACGTATACAAAGCTATGCGTTTTACAGACTGGAAAACGCTTTACTATGATAAGACTTACGGCTCCATAAGATTTCATGTGTTTGCGGGAATAGTATTCCTTTGGGGTAGTGTCTCTGGTATCAACAAGAAATGGGTTCTCGACTTCCCTAGAGAATATTGTCCTGAAAGGGAAGGGTATTTTCCAGCTACACTGTCTATAGCGGGAGGTACGCCTCCTAATAACACAGCGTCTATATGGCTAGCAGGATACGAGAAAAACGGATCCTCAAAGGGAACCATGTATATCTATACAAATGGATCCTCATCTGCCGGTGAGTATTTTAATTTCAACATAAGTTATCCTTATTGTGGAATTTAACATGTATTTAAGGCGTTATAATAAGATTATTCGTAGAAAGGAGAAAGTATGTTCGAGCCTTATTTGATGGGGCAATATCAGTACCCCTAGCAGCGTACCAAGACCATGGACTGCATGGCTGAGGTCAAGGTGCTTATCGACTCGTACAAGTAGATCAGGTGGGAGATGACGTGCTAGATTCTAACATCCCGCTACGCGACGCATTCTATCTGCTTTTTGGAATAGCCTCATTTGCAGGAGTCTTGTACGCCATTTTTTCAGGCAGAACCAAAAGTGTCGGCGACGAGCGTGAACGCATTGTCCGCATTGATGAGAATCTCAAGGAGATGCGTAGCGACGTCGCCGACATCAAGGCTGAATTGCGTCAAACAAAGAACATGATGTCTGACCATGAGCGACGGCTCATAAAGTTGGAAGAGGATCGATCTACGATGTGGAAACGCATCGACGAGATAAAAGAAAAGATCTGTTAGGAGGAAAAATGTTGAACATCAACTGGGAAGTGCGATTGAAGAATCCCGTCTTCTGGGCACAGGTAATCTGCGCTATCGTGCTCCCGCTTATCGTGGGCGTTGGTGCCCAGTGGGAGGATATGACCAGCTGGGTCAAGCTCGGAGAGACTATCGTCTCTGGGCTTCAGAATCCTGTTGTGGTGGTCTCCATGATCGCTAGTCTGTGGGCGTGCATTACTGATCCTACCACCAGCGGTACGTCTGATAGCGAGTCTGCTCTCGCACGAGATTATCTCAAAGAAAATGTCAAGCACTCTGATGAGGTGAACGAATAATGGATTTTGAGAATCTCAACGCAGATGTGAACAAAATTCTCACGAAACACTTCACCAAAGGTCGTGGCGGCAATAAGATCCAGTTTGTTGTCATTCACTATAATTGCGGAGACCTTACCGTAGAAGGATGCTATAACGTATGGCAGACTCGTGAGGCTTCTGCCCATTATCAGGTGGAATCGTCTGGACGCATAGGTCAGCTCGTCTGGGATGACGATACAGCATGGCATGCAGGAAACTGGGCTGCAAATCAAAAGTCCATCGGTATTGAGCATGCCAATCAGGGTAATTCCATGACGGATGCTTGTATCGAGAATGGTGCGCATCTGTGCGCTGCAATCTGCAAGTACTACGGTCTTGGTCGTCCAGAGTGGATGGTCAACGTGTTTCCTCACTGCCACTTCAGCTCCACCAGTTGCCCTGGACCTCTTAAGGAGGGAACATCGTACCATGACAAATACATGAAGCGTGCTCAGTATTGGTACGATGTAATGACTGGAACGCAGACCGAACGTGCAGGCTGGGTGAATCAAGACGGTAAATGGTGGTATCGCCATTCAGATGGTTCTTATACGACAAACGGATGGGAATCGATCGATGGCAAGTGGTACCACTTTGATTCTGAAGGCTGGATGCAGACTGGCTGGATTCTAGACAACGATAAATGGTATTATCTTACGGATTCTGGAGCCATGGCGACTGGTTGGGTTAGTGTTGGCGGTAAGTGGTATTACCTAGACGACTCTGGTGCTATGGCAACAGGGTGGATCGATGTCGATGGCAATCGTTATTACCTAGACGACTCTGGTGCTATGGCGACTGGTTGGGTTAGTGTTGGCGGTAAGTGGTATTACCTCAACGATTCAGGCGCAATGGTAAAAGACTCTACGATTAATGTCAATGGCGAAAATTACGCCATTGACAAGGACGGAAAGATGATCACAGGAGACCTGGAGCTTTACGCTACAGAGTCTGGACAGCTCAAAGTCCGCAAAAAGCCTGAAGCATAACGACACATCCTGCATATGCGGTTGTGTACCTCTCAGGTGTTTGCCGTGCCTGAGAGGTTTTCTTTTTCTATTCTGAATCACGTATTTTTATCTGAGGAAGGAGATAATCTCTCTCTCTCTCTCCTCCTTCAAGTCTAGTGTTCTCTTAGATATGATCTATCATATAGAAAATCACGTGGGCGATTGGAAGCACTCAATCGGTTTTCACCTTTTGAAAAATTGATTGACGTTAACCTAGAGGGAGAGAGAGATTCTCTCTCTCCTCAGACAAAAATACGTGATTCTCAATGAAATATCCTGAATTCTCAGTGAAATATTCTGAATCACGTATTTTTATCTGAGGAAGGAGATAATCTCTCTCTCTCTCTCCTCCTTCAAGTCTAGTGTTCTCTTAGATATGATCTATCATATAGAAAATCACGTGGGCGATTGGAAGCACTCAATCGGTTTTCACCTTTTGAAAAATTGATTGACGTTAACCTAGAGGGAGAGAGAGATTCTCTCTCTCCTCAGACAAAAATACGTGATTCTCGATGAGATTGCGTGAAAACAGAGCGATAATATGAATGTTGTACGATTCCGACAGAAAGGAATAATATGGAAATCCACGAGATGAAGGACAATGGCAGGTACAGCATCGCCATCAAAGCAAACGGCAGCGTCTGGAAGAAGATAGCCGCTGCAGCAGACAAAAATGGAGTATCTGTTAACAAGTTTATGATTAATTGTGCTCGCACTGGATGGAAGAACGCAGACATCGAGGAATTGTCTGGAAATACTTTCGAAGCCTTGAAGACAGAGTATCCTATGCTTGAAGGGTACCTCTCTGCTTATGCAAATGCTGTGTCTGTCACAGGGATTGTGAAATTCACGAATGTCACTCCGCAAACAGCGCTTCAAATAATCAATAAACTGGTGAGTGAAGGTCGCTTGATTAAGGGTCGTGGCTGTGGCGTATGGAAGTATGTCGACGGAGACGACGCTACGCTCAAGAGGTTTGCAATGTCGTGGCTGAAAGTGGATGATGAAATCCGAAGGTATGCTGTCCAATTCATTCAAGAAGTCGGAAGCTACCGACCAGCAGAAGCCATGTCGACTTGGGCAAATCGCATAAGAGACGATTTGTCTGCATCGGAATCATATGATCTTTTCCTGACAGAGCACAAACTCAATGATGACTTAGGATTCGAATCGTACGTGAAAGGCGAGATATCAAAAATCTCTATGGCGTTTGATGTCGAAGGCGTATCACACAAGAAGAAGTCTGGTGGCATAGATATTGACCCAAACATCCTCCAAGAGATAGACAAGCGAGACATAAATTTTGATGGTTGGGACGACCTCATGTAAAAATATTTTCAATATTTTTCGAATTCTCGATAGAAGTTGAACAATCTTGAGCGATAATAACGTCGTCAGGAAGTTCAACAACTACGACAGGGAGTCAACAATGAAGAACGTCAAGAACATGAACGATATCGCCGCTATCGCCACTACCAAGGTCAACGAGCTCATCAAGAACGGTTTCGTCTTCAATTTCGGTACAATGGCAGGTTCTCAGGGTGACGATTTCAAGGCAGACCTCACCAAGGACGGCATCACCTACCGTGTTCGCGTTTTCCATGAGTTTAGACACGATGGTTTTAATAATGTCGAGATTCTTGAGGTTCGTAAATACGAGCAGAACTTTGCTGACGACAGTTTTGCGTCTCTCTGGAACAAAGATGGCGAGGTTGTTGAGTCCCACGTTTGGTATCGCATGAGGAACCGCAACGGCTACGTCTACACCGATGATGTTGAGGCTTTTGAGGCTGCACAGGAGCTCAGCTACGCTCGTCTCATCAACAGCATGGACGACGACACCAAGAGCGCCATCGCTCCCGAGAAGGTCATCGAGAAAGTTCGCGCTCACCGTGGCTACAAGCGTACCAAGGTCGAGGACATCAAGCGTATTGTCCGCAAGAATAACAAGTGCACTGGCAAGGTCACCTATGTTGTCGAGTTCAAGAACCGTGTCTCGAAGACTGCAGACTTCAAGCTCGAACTGAACTAGCCCATCTTACTGACCCAGTACTTCCTCAGTACTGGGTCAGTTGCAATAGCCTGTAGGGAGGAAATGAATATGTCTAATGGTCGAGAGAAAATCTGTCTGACAGTCGTAGCATTGATTCTCGTAATGTGGGTCTGGAATCAAATGTTCCCACATCAGCAGTCAGACGCATACAAAACTCAACTGATAAGCAGAGCCGAAATCGTTTACGATACCCCAGCTGCACCAGACGGGTACTCAAAAATGAACGGATTCTACCATACGTCCCTCACTGAGAAAAACACGTGCGCCACAAATGAGTTCCCCATCGGTACGAAGGTGTCAATCTGGTGTGGTATTGACGCTAAGCACGGTTCTTCTATTGAAGCTACGGTAGTATCAAATCAAGTTCACATCGACACAGTCGACACCATTGAATTCTCTGAGGATATCAATGACTTCTTCGCAGGTGGAACCACGATGTACGCTGTTTGGGTGAAGGAGGTCTAGCATGGGGAAGACACTCCTTCCATATCAGAAAGCAGGAGCCAAAGGTCTCCGTAAACTCAAGCGAGGCATCCTCGCAGACGACATGGGTCTGGGGAAAACCATACAGGCAATAGCCGCTGCAGCCCAGAAGACCAACCAACATATTTTGATAATCACCTTGAATGGGCTTCAGAACAACTGGAGAGCTGAGATATGTGACCTACTGGGGCAAGGTCAGGATATTGAAGTCTACGATGGAAAACAAGTGATTGGAACGTCCCGTTGGACCATCATCCACTACGAGGCGGCTCGGCTTGAGCGCAATGCCAAGGTTCTGTGCGACCACAAATGGGACGTCCTGATCGTTGACGAGGCGCACAGGTGCAAGTCTCACAAGTCTCGAACCAAAGCTGGCAACGCCACGAACTACGGCATAGTCAACAAGTTGTCGTATCGCAGTCGTGAGCTGTATCTGTTGACTGGCACACCCATGCGAGAGAATCCTGCAGACGTATGGGCATTGCTACACTTCATTGACAAGAAGAAGTACAGCTCGTTCTGGCGTTGGATACCTACGTACGTCATCTACGAGCAGACGTACTTTGGCAAGAAGGCGTCTGGCTACCAGAACCTCGATCTGTTGTCTCGTGAGCTCAGCCAATACATGATTCGCAGACGGAAATGCGACGTGATCCACGACCTACCTCCAAAGCGCATCCACACCATAAAGTGTGGCATGAGCGACAAGCAGTCCAAAATCTACACTCAGATGCTTAATGAGTATGTAGCTGAGGTTGAGAACAATGTGTTCGTGACCGCTCCTGCTGAAGTCAGCAGACTTATGCGCCTCAGGCAGATTGCCACGGATGCCAATTGCTTGACAGAGACTGCATTCTCTACGGTTATACCAAGCGGAAAGATTCAGACACTTGAAGCTATGGTCCAGGAGATATGTGTTGAGCAAGACGAGAAAGTCGTCATTTTCAGCAACTGGGCTAGAGTGGTGGCCTCCGTTGAGCGAACGCTCCGTAAGTACGGATGCGTCACATACACAGGCGAAACTCCAAAACAGCAACGTGAGTTAGCTGTGAAGCTATTCCAGAACAATCCGAAGGTGAAAGTGTTCATTGCCACCATCGGTGCAGCTGGAACAGGATTGACGCTCACAGCTGCCAGCAAGATGATTTTCACAGACAGAGCCTGGACACCTGACGACAATGCCCAAGCTGAGGACAGGATTTACGCTCGCATGAATGATATCCATGGCGCAGACATCTATAAGCTCATCACTGCAGACACCGTTGACGAGACCATCGAAGCCTATATCAACGACAAGGAAGCGACCGTGGATACCGTCATCTCGAACATCAAAAGCGCAGTTCTTGCTACGAATCAATAAATTTTTAAATTTCCGCGTATTTTCCTCTGAAAACGGAGGATAATATTAGAACAATGACGACGGACAGGGAGAGGAGATTATGAATAAAACTTAATACTTAAGGGAAGGGTTATATAACCTAATTGTATCGCTTACCTTAATTTGAGAAAAAGGAGGTAAAATCAGTGATTACCGTAAGCAACAGTCGTCTCGCTTGCTTCAGGCGTTGCCCTCGTAAGTACGAGTATCGTTACGTCGACCAGCTGACTGCGAACGACAAGGCTCCCGCACTGATGCTGGGCTCGCTTGTCCACGAGTCCCTCGCAGAGTTCTACTCTCTCGAGAACAACGACAAGGACGTTAACGTTCGTGCTTCTATGGCTATGGCCATGTACGACAACAAGGTCGCTGAGGCAGCTACGGAGGTTCTCTCCGCAGGTGGCGATTCTGAGCGTTTTGACAAGGATTCGTTCATGGGTCGCCAGATGCTCAAGTACTACTTCGAAGAGATCGCTCCCAACGACGATTTCACTCCAGTCGCTAGCGAACTGAAGGTCGAGGTTCGTGTCCCGAATCCTAAGGGAAAGTTCAGCTGGTGTACGTTCATCGGATACGTCGACGCAATCGTCGAGCGTGAGGGTCGTCTGTATATTCTTGAGCATAAGACGGCAAAGACGCTCGACACCAAGCACCTCATTACCGATACCCAGGTGACTCAGTATATCTGGGCTCTCCGTCAGATGGGCTATGATGTTTGTGGCGTGTACTACAACATCCTCAGGAAGTGCGATCCGTATTCCGCTCGCACCAAAGCTCCCTACCACTATCGTGAGGCTGTCTATCGCAACGAGCGTGAAGTTGAAGAGTGTGGTCGTCAGCTGTACAATCAGTACATGGCGATGAAGCATGCGGACCGTTATGGCTTCTACTGCAATCCCACTCGAGACTGCTCCTGGGACTGCGAGTACCGTCCGATCTGCATCGCTGAGATGGAGGGTCGTCTGAATGAGGCGGATCTCCATGAGCTCGCAGGCGTTGAAGGCTTCCACGTGAAGCAGGAGTCGGAGTCCAACAAGAACCCTGACAATAAGATTGAGAAGGTGATTAAGAATGGCTAAGAACACCATTAAGATGCTCGTTTACGGTGACCCTGGCGTCGGTAAGACCGTGTTCAGCTGCTCTGGCGACAAGACTATTTTCGTGGACGTTGAGGGAGGTTCCCTTTCTATCCAGTCGCGCATCAAGTCCAAGAAGGTAGTCAGGAAGAAGTTCGAGACCTTTGATGAGATTGAGGACTTCGTCCGCACTCTCTACGAGAAGGATGGCGGTAAGGCAAATACGCTCGTAATCGATTCTGTCACTGAGCTCCAGAAGAAGCTTATGGACTATATCGTCGAGAGCCATCCTGAGGTGAAGCGTCCCTACGGTGATGGTCTCACCGTTGGAGACTGGGGATATAACACTGAGCGCATGCGTCGCTTCATTCGCATGGCTCGTGACCTTGACATGAACGTCATTCTCACGGCACTCGCCATGGATGAGAAGAACGAGGTCACTGGTGCCGTTAAGACCATGCCAAAGATGAGTTCCAAGCTTGCAGCAGACGTCTGCGGATACGTCGATATCGTTGGTTATCTTTACGTCGACAATGTCGAGACCGATGACGGAGTCGAGCCTATGCGCCGTATGCTGGTTCAGCCTGTCGGAGCCTACTACGCCAAAGACCGTTCTGGCATGCTCGGTACTGTCATCGACAATCCCACGTTCCCTAAGATTTACAACATGATTTTCGGAGAGGAGTAAGCAATGGCTGTCGATTTGCTTGATTTGGGTGAGTTCACTGGTAACGAGGACGAGGGTTCTGGTTTCAACCCGATTGATTCTGGTCGCTATCGCGCTACCGTGTTCGAGATTTCTCGTGAGGTCGGCAAGAATTCTGGTAAGCCTTATCTGAAGTGGTGCTTCCAGATTTGTGAAGGTGAGCCGTTTGCTGGTCGTCGTCTTTGGGACAACACCTCCCTCAGCGACAATGCCAAGTGGCGTCTCGTTCAGGTGCTCAAGGCATGCGGCATCAACGTGCCTAAGGGTCATCTCCAGCTGAATCCGAATGACCTGCTCGGCAAGGAGCTCATCCTGACTGTCGGTATCGAGCCTGATGAGTACGCGAACGATCGAGACGGCACTACCGACCAGATGCGCAATGTCATCAAGGGTTTCGCTCCTACGAATGGTGTCTCTAAGCCGAAGATTCAGGTGCCTGATGCTCCGAAGCCCACTTCTAAGCCTACTCCTAAGAAGTCGGCTAAGAAGGCTGATAAGGCTCCTAAGAACGTGAAGGAAGAGGACGAGGAGCAGCCTCCGTTCGACGAGACTCCTACTCCAGCTCCCAAGGAGGAGCCTCTGCCTGTGACCGATGTCGCAGACGATGACGACGATGATGATTTTGACTTCGAATAGGATGTGAAATGTCTGCCCGGAATATGTCCATCAAGGACTACTTTGAATACGCATTTGGGCAGCAGCTGACACCTGACAGCAGCGGTGAAGTTGCTGTCAGGTGTCCTTGGCATAACGATAGCGTCGAGTCGATGTCTATCAATCTTAACACGGGTCTGTGGACTTGTTTCGGATGTGGTCTCAAGGGAGATATCTACACATTCGTTCAGCTTTATGAGGATACAGATTTTAAGGGAGCTTGTAAGTGGCTTAGCGACCATGGTTTTGTCGGTGATGTAGAAATTGAGCTAGTCGGCGATGAATCGCCTAAGAAGCCCAAACTAATCACAAGGCGACCTAAAAAGAAGCTCCCTCCAATCTCCGATATCGTGATTGATGGTTTGGTAGACAATCTCTGGTGCAATTCGGCTGTGCTAGATTTTCTTCATAACAAGCGTGGATTCACTGACGACACTATTCGTCAGTTTAGACTCGGCTACCACAATGGTAGAATTACCATCCCGCTGTTCAATGAAGAAGGCTGCTATAACATTCGTCAGTACGACTGGGCTAAGCGTGATTCCTCTAAGGTGATCAGCTGGGAGCGCGGTCGTGGTGGCGTTACTCTTTTCCCAGATCCATCGATGTGGAGCGATGATCCCATCTTCCTGTGTGAAGGTGAGATGGACTGCATCCTCATGCATCAGTTAGGCTTCAATGCAGTCACGTCAACTAGTGGTGCTGGTAACTGGAAGCCTGAGTGGAATCAATTGTTCCACAGTCGTGAGGTGAACATTTGCTACGACATTGACAAGGCTGGTCAGAACGGCATGGTCAATGTGGCGAACAACCTTGAGCATATCGCTTCATCCGTTCGTATATTGAACCTACCTATCACTGAACCGTCTAACGGAGATGTGACGGACTGGGTGATCGGCTATGGTGCAACTCGCGATGACTTCCAGCACCTTATCGATAAAACAGTTCCTCGCAACACTCTTCGTGACGAGGATGACAATGAAATATACGATGTCCCTCTTCATGAGGCTTCCCTTGCAAAGTATGCTGGTAAGCATATTCGTACTGCAGCGGTTGTTGCAGGTAAAGATCTGGAGCCTTACATCGTTCCAGACCGATACGTAGTACGCTGTGCTTCTGCGAACAAGAAGAAGTGCACTGTTTGCCCTATCGGTATAGCAGGTGGCACGCTGGAAGTGAACATCCCGAAAGACTCTCCGAATCTCATGAAGCTTCGAGGTCTGAGTGATTCTGTTCAGCGTACGAAAATGAAAGAATTTGCAGGTGCGCTCGGTGATTGTACCGTAGATATGGACGTTATTGACAATGTAAACATCGAAGACCTCGTTCTCATTCCTGAGCTTAGTTGGAACGATGAGAACCAGAGCTACGTGACTCGCCATGTCAGTATCGTAGATCACGGTATTCAGGCTGGTAAGAGCTACGTGTTCACTGGTATAACCGTGCCAGACTATTCCACGCAGCATGCTACTCATTTGTTCTACGACAAGGAGTGGAGCGAGGACGATATCAGCTCATTCGAGATGTCCGACAACCTGAAAAATGAGCTCAGTGTATTCCAGCCTGCAGAGGGTCAGACCGTCCGACAGAAAATGGACGAAATCGTTCGTGATCTGTCTACGAATGTGACCTCAATTTATGGCAGGAACGATGTCCACATTGCTGTTGATTTGGCATATCATTCTCTGCTGCGCTTTGACTTCGATGGCAAGCCTTTGAAGCGCGGATGGCTTGAGGTTCTCTTGTTCGGGGACACTCGCACAGGTAAGACAGAAACCGTCCAGCAGCTCATGCGACACTACAGGCTCGGAGAGTTCGTTACTGGCGAGGCATCCTCGTATGCAGGTCTTGTCGGTGGTCTGCAACAAGTCAACAAGCGATGGCAAATCACATGGGGAAAGATTCCTCTGAACGATCGTCGACTGGTCGTTATCGATGAGGCGTCCGGTCTCACTCAGGACGAGATTGCGAACATGTCTGGCATTCGTTCCAGTGGTGTCGCAGAGATCACGAAAATCCAGACTGAGCGTGCGCTTGCACGTACACGCCTTATTTGGATTTCCAACCCTAGGTACGGAGATAACGTTTCCAGCAGGACATATCCTGTCGAGTTTATACCTCAGCTAATTGGTAAGGCTGAGGACGTTTCCCGCTTTGATCTGGTCGTTTCTTCTGCAAGTGAGGATGTTGATTCAAAGGTGATCAACAGTAACACCACTGAAGAAGTACCGCATGTGTACACGAGTGAGTTGTGCCACAATCTGATTATGTGGGTATGGTCTCGTCGACCTGAAGACGTTTTGTTCTCCAAGCAGGCTCGCAAGCTTATTTACGAGTTGTCTGTTAAGATGGGCGAGGGGTACACTTCAGAGATTCCTCTCATCGAGAGCGCAGATTTCCGTGTTAAGCTGGCTCGAATGGCAGCGGCGTGGGCAGCTCGTTTGTTCTCAACGGATGACGGAAATCGACTGCTTGTGAAGAAGGAGCATGTCGAAGCTGCTGCACAGTTTGTTGATGAGTGCTACAAGAAGTCCTCGTTCCGATACAAGCAGTTCAGCGATGCTCGTGCCAAGGAGAATGAACCGCTTGGAGCTTCTCGAGATGACGTGATTAAGTGGCTGGAAGATGAGCCTCTTGTGTTCCAGTTCTTGTCATCGTACGACGAGTTCAAGAGGCAGGATATCGAAGACTTCTGTGGCATGACGAGAGAGGATTCGGCGAATATCACCAGATATCTCTCGAGCCATCGCCTTGTAAGGCTGAGCCGTGGTGCGCTTCGAAAGACGCCGATGTTTATTAAATTGCTGGAAGAAATGAGGAATTAATGAGTGTGGCAATCATCGGTGCAGGCATGACTGGTCTGCTTGCAGCAAAGGCTTGTATGGACAAAGGCATTGTGCCGACCATTCTATCTGCCACTAAGCCGAATCCAGGTCATGGTGTCCGCTATCTTCACGACAATTGTGGACTCCCGTTAAAGCCTATCGAGATCGAGACTGCATTCATGGGCTATGGTGACAAGTTCATGCGTTGGAACAAGGCAGACCAGAGGGCTATGGCTGAGCTGTATGCTATCAAGACTGGAGCTTCCCGGACGAACAATTCCATCCATCGCTCTGTGAAGACTGTCACGGCATACAACTGGATGGACGCATGGAGCATGCTTCAGGGTCTACGAATCACAGAGTATGAAGTGCTGCCTAGCGACATGCGAGGTTTGTCTCGTAAGTTTGACCTCGTCATCAACACGGCGCCTCTGAACAAAATTTATCCTCACTCGAAGTCTCAGTGCCCGTATCGTGAGATGTATGTGTCTGACTGCAGTCCGTATCCGAATCACGATAGCTGGGCTTCCACTCCAGACAACATCATTGTCTACAACGTTGATATCGATGCCCCTTGGACACGCTACAGCAGGGTCGATGGAGTCGAGCAGACAGAGTATATTCGACCTGTTGAAGGTGCTCATAAGATCATTAAGGTAGACGGTAAGGCAAAGTTTTACAACCACCAGCAGAACGTTCTTCTCCTTGGAAGGTACGGCAAATGGGACCCGACATACATGGCCCACATGGCATACTATGATACGATGTCTCGTCTTGAGAAGATGGGTTTGGGAAGGCGATGAACGGATACGCGATTGTAGATTGCTACAAAGGCTATTCGCTGAAAATGTCGAAGCCTGACTCTGAAGGCGACCATGGCTTTCTGGTCATCATGGACGAATTTCCAAGAACGTCCATTTACATCGGTCACGGTAAAGACGTTCATCACTTCACCGATTGGTACAGAGGACTGATCGATGAGTACGGCTACATAAGCGGATTGGGGGCACCATCTGTGAAGAATCAGAACCGAAAGAAGGTCTTTGTTGACCTTGACAATGTGATGGCAGACTACGGAGGAGACTTCTTGCGATGGGCTACCAACGGTCAGCTCAGTCCGTCTCCGAACGACCTGACGTCGCTCCACTTGAACGAGATTCTGTGTCTTGATGATGCAGACTATGCTGAGCTCAAGCGTCGGTGGCGCGTGGAAGGTCACAAGCGTAATATGACCATGATTCCAGGCACGCATGGCGCATTGAGGCGTTTGTCCCAGTGGTATGATGTGGTCATCATCTCCAGTCGTCCTGCTGACAAGTACGACAATATCCGTGAGGACACAGAATACTGGCTTAAGCAGCACGACCTTCAGTACAGTGAACTCGTGTTCACAAAGGAGAAGTTCGACTACGTTCATGATCATTATGACGTGGATGACGTGCTGGCGATATTTGACGACGATCCTAAGAATCTTGTCAAATTCGCTGGTAAGCAGACCGTCCAGTGCTACATTGTTGACCGTCCGTACAACAGAACTGGTGCACCGTTTGTGCATCGTTTTCGCACTTTGTACGATGCAGCATGTCACTTTATTGGAATGAATGAACCGTGGAAGGATGAACGATGATTATCTCTATTGAAGGCATTGATGGTGCAGGCAAGTCTACGCTTGCAGCTCGTCTGAGTGAGGAACTGGGCTTCCCTGTTCTCGATCTGAACAAGGACATGCTTGAGCCGTATGAGTATGTCCACATCAATCATCGTCACTCAGCTCCGTGCTTCGACCGAGACTCTTGGAAGGTCGCAGCGGTAGCGATTCAGGCTCTCGACCTAGCTGGAGCAGACGCAATCCTCGACAGGACTACGCTTTCCTGCTGGGCTTATCAACAGCGTGCAGATCCAGACCTTGAGTACCTTGCACAGGTTATTAAGGAAGTCAAGCCTGTCATCGTAATGCTGGACACAGACGTCGACACTTGCATGGAGCGAGACCCAGATGTGCGTAAGGTCGGTTGGGGATACGACGATCTTGTCTACCAGAAGCACCGTATGCTCGCAGCGTCTGAGTGCTTTGCTCGTGCTGGCGTTCCCGTGTTGACGCTTCATCAGAGTAAGACGTCTGCAAGCAATATTTGTAAGGCTATCGTGAAAGACTTGAAGGAAATGAACCTGTTATGAAAGACAATTTCGTGAACCTTCATTGCCATAGTGAATTCTCTTTGCTGGATGGCATGCCTCGTGTGGACGATTATGTCAATTGGGTCGTCGAGCACGGTCAGCCTGGAATCGCAATCACGGATCACGGCGCTATGGGATCTGGATATGCTCTGCTTAAGGCGGCTTCTAAGGCTGGAATTAAGGGTATTGTTGGCATCGAGGCTTACATTGTCCCCGATGCAAGCAAACACGTCAAGGGAGAGCGCAGAAGCCATGTAACACTGCTTGCAAAGAGCTGGAAGGGTTGCCAGAACCTTTTCAGATTGTCTACCAAGGGTTGGACGGACGGCTTCTACAATCGTCCTCGCATTCAGCCCAGCTGGCTTAAGGAGTGCAGCGAGGACGTCATCTGCTTGTCTGGTTGCATGGACACGATGTTCGGGAAGTCGAAAGACCCTCTCAAGCTTGGTATGCAGATGGCAGAGATTTTCGACGGTCGCTTCTTCATGGAGATCATGCCGACGAAAATTGACAAGCAGACTCCTATCAACATGACTGCCATCAGAGTCGCGAATACGCTTGGACTGCCTCTGGTCGCCACTCCAGACTCGCATTACCTCCGAGACTGGCAGCAGTACCACAAGTATTACCTCGGTACTGGTTCAAAAGGTAAGGTGTGGGAATTCGATGACAACTGCTTCCACCCTATGACTCGCAACGAGATGGGTGGTCTGCTTCTAGCGAATCATCCATATCTCACACAGATGGACATTGGTCGTGCGCTTGACGGCACGGTGCAGGTATGCGATATGGTTGACATCCAGATGCCACAGTGGAAGTCGCTCACCCCTCAGCCGTATCCTGGTCTGTCTGATGGCGAGGAATATGAGAAGCTGCGTGAGCTTACGTATGCTGGAATGGCTCAGCCAAAGTGGGACGGGAAGCGCGACGACTCAAGATATATCGAACGGCTCGAATACGAGCTCAACTACATTCATGAGCAGGGATTCGTCCGATACTTTCTCCTCATTGACGACATGCTTGAATTCGTTCGAAGAAGTGGCATCTTCTATGGTCCAGGTCGTGGATCAGCTGGTGGAAGCCTTGTCTGCGCTGCTCTCCGAATTACAGACCCTGACCCAGTCGCTCACGACCTTATGTTCGAGCGGTTCCTCGCACCAGGACGTGAGGAGCCGCCAGACATCGACTTGGACTTCGAGGATTCGCGTCGACAGGAAATCAAGGATTATCTCATCGAAAAGTATGGTGAAGCGAACGTCGCCTCGATGGGGATGTACGGCAATCTCGGGGAGAAGATGGTGATGCAAGACCTTGCACGATGCATGGATATTCCTCGTGCAGAAGTGAACAAGGCGTCTTCCCTCGTCACTCCAGGAGACAAGGGAAGCCAGAAGCTCGCATCGTCTCTCGCTATTGTTACCGACATTCTTGAGAACACGATTCCTGGCAAGCAGCTGTGCTCTAAGTATCCAGACTTTGAGCCTGCATGCAAGCTTCTGCTGAATCGTAAGCGACAGCGCGGTGTGCATGCTAGCGGTGTTCTGGTCAGTCCGTTCCCGCTCACAGATGCCATGCCACTTGACGTTCGCAATGGTGTTAAGTGCTCGGTATTCGATGGTCATGAGTGTATGGCTATGGGATTCTTGAAGCTCGACATCCTCGGCATCAAGACACTTAGCATCATTCGAGAGACCTGCGACTTGAGTGGCATAACTCGTGATGATCTGCTGGCTCTTGACTACGCAGATCCTGCAATCCTGGCAGACTTCCACGAGGGAAAGACTAATGGCGTATTTCAGTTCAACTCTCAGGGGATGACTGGACTGCTCAAGGAAATTCCTGTCGATTCGTTCGATGACCTCGTGGCTGTCAACGCATTGTACCGTCCAGGAGCAATGCGTTCTGGTTTGTTCCAGAAGTACGTTGACCGTCGAGCTGGTCGTGAAGAGGTGCCGTCTCTCCATCCTATTTATGACGAAATCACGAAGGACACTGAAGGAGTCCTCGTTTATCAGGAGCAGATTATGCTCATCTTCGGACAGCTGGGCAACTATGATCCTCATGGCGTAGACCGAATGCGTGAGATGATTAAGCGTCAACCAGGCGTCGCTGTGTTCAACAAGGAGCTCCCTGCATTCCTTGAAGGTGCCACTTCCCATGGCATGAGCGAGTACGATGCTCGTAATCTGTTCCAAGAGATGGTGCACTTTGGTTCATATGCATTCAACAAGTCTCATGCATTCCAGTACACTCAGATTGGCTACTGGTGCATGTGGCTCAAGCATTACCACCCAGTCGAGTGGTACTGCGCTCTGATGAACTGCGAGCATGAGGATGACAAGTTCCGTTCTGCACTTACAGATGCCGTCCAGCATGGTGTAAAAGTGTTTTTGCCAGACATCAATCATAGTGGACGTGAAAGCCGTATTGTCACGAACAAACGTGGCGTAAAAGCCATTAAGCTCGGTCTAACGCATATCAAGGGCATGGGTGACAAAGCCGTAGACGATATCCTTGAACACAGACCGTATGCAGACTTCGATGATCTGTATAATCGCGTGACTCGTCGTGTTGTGAACAAGCGTGTGCAGGAATCCATTCAGGTGTTGGGACTGCTGGGAGCAGCTAATCGCCCATGGGACGAAGACTATCTGACGTGGCGCAATCGGTATCCGCTTCCTGTTAACCATCAGGCTCTGGCTCACCTCGATAACATTGCGGGATACAAGGAAATCCCGTGGACGAATATTGATTCGCTGCAAGGTAAGTCAGGCTCCGTTTATGTGCGCGGTGTAATCACGTCTGTCAAGAAGAAGAATCACGACGGTAAGAAGTCTGCTGTCATTCAGCTCAACGATTCGACAGGCGTGATCGGTGTTTACATCGGAGGAGACATCCTCGAAGAGTATGGCAATCAGCTGAAGAGCGGAAATTCGTTCTTCTGTAGAGCAAGCAAAAACAGCGGTAACGACGATACGCTTTTCGCTAAGAAGCTGATCGTCGTGAGAGGAGAAAACGATGAATGATATCAATAGCGTTCGGAGGAACGTGTATCCCCTTGAGTGTCCTCACTGTGGGGCTGATCTCACTGAAGGTGCTGGCGTTCTGAAGTATTCAGTATCTGGTTGCCAGAAGCTGCGAGTGCTCAAGAACGGACTCAGCACTCCTGTGTCTACATCTCGTCCTGCACCAATGTTGTCTCTGTGTGCTTCATGCGGTGGTAGGATTATGACTGAGTTCGCCTATCAGACTGAAGACGGTCAGCTCATTGCTCATTCAGTGCCAGACGATAATGACCAGAATGACCTGCCTTCTCAGCTCGGTGGCGAAAATATTCCACAAATTTAAAATTCTGGTGAAAAATAGCCAGATAATGGCGCTTAATTACTCTTGACGACAAGACAGGAGGTGAAAAATGAGCCGATATGTTTTTAGTTACTACGATGGAGACGAGCTGGTTCTCCATCGTGAGTCTCAAACGCCCGACGATCATGAGTCTGACATGCCGTACCTTGGATTTCACAAGGAATGCACCGAGGCGATTGTCGAGTACAAGAAGACTCACCCCAACGCTAAGGGTCACGGTCAGATTGCAGACAATGTGACTGACGGAATCGTCAAGCGCTGGAATTCGTAGTTAACGGAATGCTCCTGGAGGGTAAGTGTGCTCTCCAGAAGCTTATCAGAAGGGATGAGAGATGGTAAAGGTAAGTTGCATATCCGCAACTCCACAGCCGAAGAAGGTAATCGCTGCAGGAGTCTTGAACATGCGAGGCGATATGCGTCATTCGCTCGACGATATCTCCGATGCCGAGGCAGACGAGATTTTCGCTGAGATGCAGAAGACTGCGCTTAATGGTGTGTTCGAGTGGATTACACTCGTGTTTCAGGTGGATGGAGTGTCTCGTGCATTCACGCATCAGGCAGTCCGCCATCGTGTCGGGTTCAGTTACTCCCAGGAGTCAATGCGATTCACCAAAGTCGAAGACATGGACGTGATTTGTGGTCCGTCTGTGAAGACGGATGAGCAGAAAGCTCTATGGGATGACACGATGAAGAGCGTTGAGGACGCATACCATAAGCTCATCGATGCAGGTGTGGAGACTCAGGATGCTCGTGGCGTTCTGCCTACGAATGTTGTTACTCGCATTGGCATCGGCACCAATTATCGCGCTCTTGTCGGTCTGGCTGGCGATAGGCTTTGCCTCCAGGCACAGGGTGAATGGCGTGAAGTAATCCGCCAGATGAAAGAAGAAGTTAGGCGCGTATGGGGCGATGATTTTGCAGACTATTTGCAACCTGTCTGTGAACACGAGCATCGCTGCAAATTCGAGTCCGTGTTCGACCGTCCGTGCCCTCTCCAGAAAAAGTGGAATCGATAGAAAGGGACCGACCATGAAGAACGAAATCAAGCAGCACCGTATTGACAACATTATGAACCTCGACCGTGATTGCTATTTCGACTGCATGAATGCTGTCGCTCGATTGATGGACGGCTTCGACATCCCCACTGAGCTCCAGCTGAATCTCCTTCTCGATACGCATGATGCTCTCCGCAGTGCTCTGAAGGAGTGCAACTCTGACGACAATGACCAGTTCCTGTCGCTCAGCGAGATTGACGAGGTAACCAAGAAGAAGCTGGCTCAGTGGCACAAGGATGATGAGAAGCGTGAGAACTCCCTCCGTCACCCTGAGCAGTTCACGGACTTCCTGTCTGGCGACTGTGGCAATTGCTACGGTTGTGAGGATGACTTCGAGGACTGCAAGTAAACCTCTCTGTCTGTTAACGGACGAGCCTCCGAGGGGACTCGTCCATTTTTCGTTAAGGAGTGATAATGGAAGACATTATTGTGCGTTATATGGACGGTGCTCGCAAGCTTGAGCGCCATGGTGCTTGGATCGATCTCGCTTGCAGAGAAGACGTTTCCATGAAGCAGGGTGATGTGCGAATCATCCCGTTTGGTATCAATGTCAAGATGCCAGAAGGCTTCGAGGGGATCATCGCTCCTCGCTCGTCTACTTGTCTGAAGCACGGTATTCTGATGGCGAATTCCATCGGGATCATCGAGAACGAGTACTGTGGCAACGACGACGTATGGGGTTTTGTGGCGTATGCCGTTCGAGACACCTTCATCCCAGCTGGTACGCGCATAGCCCAGTTCCGCATTCAGCCTATGATGCCTGAGATCAACGTGATTGAAACAGACGATATGGGCTGTGCTTCTCGTGGTGGGTATGGCTCCACGGGAGAATCTGCAAGCGAGGTCGATGGCTGATGAAGACTATTCGACTCAGAGAAATGACTGACAAGGAATACAAGCTCGTCACGGAGAGTGTATGCCCTGTCTGCGGCGCGGGCGGGCATGCTCGGACGAGTTTTGGGAACATCACGTCTACTGGTCGTTGTGTGGATGTGGTGTGCGATGAATGCGGAGCTGCATGGTCTCTGTATGCTACAGGCGATGGTTCTTCTCAGGAGCAGATGCGTATTCCTGAGGTCCTGGACAAGGCACCTTCACCTCGTGACATGGCTATGGACGACCTTCTCCATCTGTCTGATAACAAGCTCAGGCGTATGAAGAAGAGTGAGCTCATCGCTCTCGCCATTGACCTTGACGAGGACGACATCGCTCGTCTGAATAAGCCTGAAATGGTCGAGGCGCTTATCTGTATCCGAAATGAGGCGCATTAGAATGGGCAAGAAGCGTAGCAATGTACCAGACTGGTGCGTCGTCCTGAGCTTTCGTCTTGCTAGCCGTTGCATGCCAGCAGAGGATGTTATTGAGGCCATTATGCTTGACGTTGAGATGTCTGGCGAGGATTATGCTAAACGTAAGTGGGAACGCATAGCTGAGGAGGAGAAGTAATGAACGTCATATCTGTTTGCGGGATTATATTCTTGATTATCGGTCTTATCGCTCTTATTGCCTGCTCTTCCGAAAAACTGAACGGTGATCCAGAATATACGTATAGGGCTGGAGTCATTTTGACTTTTTCAGGGCTGATACTGACTGTGATTTGTGGGGGACGCATCTAATGGGAAAGAAACAGAACAAGAAAAAAGCCATTAGGCTGCTGATCGTCTATAAAAATCAGGAGACTCAAAACTTGACGTTTCTCCGACCACTCAATAGATCGAATTGTGAAGTGGCTGTTGTAGCTTTGTTTACGGCTATTGGTCCAGAACGTCCACGCCTTATAGAAGCATACGACGAAAACGATGGGTGCGTAGGATCGTGGACTTTCAAACCGAAAGAAGATGCAGATGTCGTTGATGCAGAAGCCCTCCAAGAATAAAGAGTCGACTGGAGTGGGCGTGTTCCAACGTGTTCTTAGACGTCCGCATAGGGGTGCGCTAGCCCTTGACCCAGGAGGCACAACGGGGTGTGCTTGGAGCTATAAGAATGCCGTGAATGTCGGTTACTCAATGGTGCCTCACGACCAGACCATTGAGTGGATGGAAGAGTTTCTGCGCAATGCTGGTCCATCCATTCAGGTGGTCGTAATCGAGAAGCACACTCCTCGCATTGGAGTCACGATGGGTCGTGAAGCCACGATGACTATGGAGTTGGTTGGTGGTTGTGCTGCAGTGGCTGAGCGGAACGGATGCGAAGTCGTGTGGCATACAGCGTCTCAGATGAAGACCGTGCCTTGGTGTGACCTAGGTAAGGGTGTTCACGCCAAAGATGCTGCCAAACACCTCGCAAGATTCATACTTGATGATGCTGGAGCCAATGGACTGATTGAGCTTTGATTCTGAAAATATTTCGAAGCCTTAGAATCGTATTTAACAAGAGAAACACCGCAGACTCATACAAGCGCTGCGGTGTTTCTACATACTCACGTTAGAATTGGTTTGAATCAGGTTAATTGTCATCTGTGTTGTTCAGCGTCTGAACGTACTGCCAACGACCAATGCACGAGTCCCAAAACACCTCATCCAGACGCTTAGAATCGGACTTTCTGTTCGTTCGAAGCTTCCAATAGGCTCTTAGAGCGTTCAGCTTGTTCTCGTAAATCACATGGAGATAAAGCCTACCGTCCCTGTGGAACGTCAAACGGTAAAAGCGCCTACTCATCGAACAGCTCCTCGTAGTCTTGGTCGTCTGTCATCTTTCGAAGTCGTTGTCAATTCCCTGCAACACTATTATCGCTCGGAATTGTTCAACTTTCATTGGGAATCTTGAAAATAATAAAAATATTTTTGAGAGATGTCATTAATGTGGTAAAACAAGAAAATGCATTAATATATAAGAAAATATAATGAAATTGATAAGGTAATTTATAAGAAAAAGAGCGATAATAAATAAGGAGTCTATATTTAAATAATGGGGATGTGGTGATAATGACGACTAACAGGGGAAACAAGAAGACTAATACTTCGAAGAAGGTTTCCGAATCTAAGAAGTCGAAGCCTAAGTATTCCAAGAACAACCCACATCCTAAGCATATTGAAGACCCTGAGCATTGGACTTACTGGGGTACTCCTCGTTGTCAAGGACGCAATCCTCGAACAGGAAAGCAATGTACAAAGAGTGCAACGGTGGACGGCAAATATTGTGCCGTCCATACTAACATTGAGGAAGCAGCAGCTAAGGGTGGCTACCATAAGTTCGACGAGAAGGCAGATCAGATTGTTGCGCTCGTCCGACAAGGCTACACCTTCACGACTGCTTCCGCTCGTGTGGGACTGAATCCTCGTACAATCACTGAGTGGCGTCGTCGTGGCAAGGAAGAAATGGCGCGAGGACAGGAAGGTAAGTATGCCAAGTTCTGGTGCGACCTGGAAGAGTCTCGCATCTTCGCATGCTCATTGGTCGAGAATGCTCTGTTCTCTGCTGCTATCAATGGCAACGTCTCAGCGATGATCCGATACCTCGAATGCCGTATGCCCGATGTGTGGAATGCCAAGCGGGTAATGGAGATTTCCGTCGAAACTAAGCAAAAGTTAGACGTGAATTGGCAGGTAGACGTGAAAGCCCTAACAGATGAACAATTGCGCGCCAAGGTAAAAGAAATTGCACAAGCTGTGGAAGTAACCGTGGGAGATCATGTGGATGAAGCGGCACTTCCTGCTTTACCCGTGTCTGCTGAGGTGGTGGAAGATGCCTAGGCGTAACAAGGTCGTATCCCAAGTCGGGACAAAAGCTCCTGAAGGTCTTCCCACCCAGTTGTCCGAGGGAGACAAGACTCAACCGCTCGACATCAAAGATGTGCCTAACATGCTCGGTCAGCTCGAATGCATCCGACAGGAGCTCGCACGTCGTCACCTTCTCGACTACACATTATACATGGACGAGGGCTACAAGATCGGACGCCACCACAGACTCATCGCAGCTCAGCTCGAAGCGACCATCAATGACGTAGTGGCCATTCACGAGGGGCGCATGAAGGAATCAGAGAGTGATAATCTACGTGTTATGATCTTCATGCCGCCTCGACATGGCAAATCCCGTCTCGTCTCCCAGGAGTTCCCTGTGTGGGGAATGGGCAACCATCCATGGATGACGTGGATGCTCACATCCTACTCGGCAGACCTCGCTCAGGAATTCGGTCGAATGACGAGGAATAAGATGAGGGACAGCGAGGAACTGTTCGGAGTCAAGCTCGCAGAGGATGCTGCTCGTGCAGACCGATGGGGACTCGAAGGGAATCATGACAATGGCATTGTTGCAGCGGGTGTTGGTGGCGCTATCACTGGTAAGGGTGCTCACATCGCCATCATTGACGACCCGATTAAGAACTATGAAGAGGCTAGCTCTGAGACCGTGAGGCGTTCTGCCTACAACTGGTACCAGACTACGCTGCGCACTCGTCTGGCTCCTGGTGGTGCCGTGATCGTCGTTATGACTCGTTGGCACCAGGACGACCTTGCAGGACGTTTGTTGGCAGACATGGAGAAGGGTGCTGACAAGTGGAAGGTACTGAGCCTTCCCGCTCTGGCAGAAGGAACCGACCAGCTCGGTCGTTCTGATGGTGAGGCGCTGTGGCCAGAGATGTACGATGAGGTGTCGCTGAATCGTACGCGCATCGCCATGGGCAGCTACATGTTCAATGCCATGTACCAGCAGCATCCCAGTCCTCCCGACGGCACCATGTTCCGCAGGAAGGATTTCAGATACTGGGAGCTCATCGACCATACGTACGTACTGCACAGGGACACAGGCGACGAGCGATTCGTGCCTGAGCAATGCTGGCACTTCCAGACCGTCGACCCGACAGCCTCTGCCAAGACCACAGCGGACTGGTTCGTATGCAGTACGTGGATCGTCACTCCGAAGAACGACCTGCTTCTTTGGGACGTGTTCAGGGCACAGATGGAAGGTGCTGAGCAGCCTAGGCTCCTGCTCGACCAGTACAGACGCTACATGCCTACGTGCATGGGTATCGAGGTCAATGGTGTTGGTCGTCCTGTCTTCCAGATGCTACGCAATGCTGGTGTGCCCGTGATGGAGCTGAACGCCACCAAGGACAAGGTCACCAAGGCTATCCCCATGGGCGCTCGCTACGAGAGCCACAAGGTGTTTCATCGTATGGGCGCTGCATGGTTGGGAGACTACGAAGATGAGCTCGTTGGATTCCCCATGGGTGCCCATGACGACCAAGTCGACACGGCATCCTATGCCGCTATTCTCACTCAGGAGCTCGCCAGCCGTAGGACTGGTGCTTCACTGGTCGAGCTCGACGTACCCAACATCATCTCACCAGTGTAGGAGGTATCTGAATGGTAATGGACAAGAGTCATCCGCTCCTGAAGATCGCCAATGGGCTGAGCGGTGGACAGCTTAACAGTCTCAGTGAGGCTGTCGAGCTGTACGGCAACATGGCTTTCACTGAGCATAGCAACAACGAGCTGCTGCAGGAGCGTATTGCTGAGCTGGAGCTAGCTCTGGATGACGTGGGCTACGAGCGTATCGGTGACTCTACGCTGAACCGTCAGTTCACCAAGGCGTCCATCGACAAGATTGCCGCTATGGCGAGGGTGTATTGGCTGAAGAACCCTCTGGTCAAGCGAGCCGTAGCCACTCAGGCGAACTACGTGTTCGGTCAGGGTGTTGACGTGGTGGCTGCAGATGAGGATGTCCAGTCTGTTATTGATGCGTTCATGGACGACTCCAAGAACAAGTCTGAGCTCACAGGCGAACAGGCTATGCTGGTCAAGGAGACCGAGCTTCAGGTGACTGCGAATCTGTTCTTCACTTTCTTCACAGACCCGCTCAACGGTGCGACTCGTGTGCGTACCATTCCGCTGAACGAGATTACCCGCATCATCTACAATCCCGAGGACTGCAAAGAGCCGTGGTACTATTTCCGTCAGTGGCAGCAGCCTAAGGAGGCAGGCTCTCAGAAGTACGAAACTCGACAGGCAATGTACCCAGATATCAACTACATGCCTCAGGGTGGTCTGCCTCGGTACTTTAATGGCATCGAGGTCATGGCTGCGAATCCCGTGTACCATGTGAAGACGAACTGTCTGTCTGACATGGAATACGGTGTGTCTGAGATCTACGCAGCCATCGACTGGGCTAAGGCGTACAAGGAATTCCTTGAGGATTGGTACACCATTGTCAAGAGCCTGTCCAAGTTCGCGTGGAAGGCTACTAGCAAGTCCGGTGCCACTGGTATGGGACAAGCCAAGCAGGTGCTCGAAGGAGCCATTAACGGTGGTTCTAACCCTATGAATGGTGACCTGCCTGGGCAAGCGGCTCAGGTGTGGATGTCCTCAGACAATTTCGACCTTACACCCATGCCGAAGAGTGGTGCTACTGTGGCTGTGGACGATGGTCGTCGTGCTCTGCTGATGGTGTGCGCTGCGACTGGTATCTATGAGCACTACTTCGGAGACCCCAGCACCGGCAACCTTGCTACTGCAAAAGCAATGGAGCAGCCTATGCTACTCATGTTCCAGGAGCGTCAGGAGCTGTGGACGGACATCTTCAGCACGGTGCTGGACTACGTCATCGATCAGTCTGCGCTGAAGCCTGGTGGTAAGCTCAAGGGTATCCGCTCGTTCAACGACTATGGCGAGTCTTACGTTGATACAGGCGAGCTTGACCGTACGTTCGATATTAAGTTCCCGCCCATCCTCCAGGAGGACATCAACGAGCGCATCGATGCTATCGTTAAGAGCGTGACTCTGTCTGGGCAGACCCCTGCCAACACCATCGACCTCAAGACCGCTACCACCCAGCTGCTCACTGCGCTCGGTGAGGACACGGACATTGTGAACAAGCTGTTCCCCGATGAGCCGAAGAGTTGGGACGAGGTCGAAGAGGAGAAACAGCAGAAGGCTCTTGAGATTGCCATGGGGCAACAGTCTGCTGCAGACCAGCAGGCAGCTCAGGCGGCTAAGGCTGCAGGAGCAATTGACGATGCCAAGAAGAACAGCGACGATGCCAAGAACGCTAAGACGCCTGAGGATAAGGCAGACAAGGCTGCTGGCGAGGTCGAAGAGTCCTACATTCAGTTGCTCGACAACATGGTGGCTGAGCTTAGGGAGAAGGGTATCTAATGGACGCAGAGTCTTTCGCATTGGTTCTCATTCTAGCGATTGCTATGTTTCCTTTCGCCATTGTAGGCCTGTTCCGAGACCATGAGGAGACTGCAAGTCAAGTCACTGAGACTGAGAAGTCTGAATGGAGGCATCACTAATGGCAGAACCCTACGGCACCATAGCCAAGTATCGCAATGCATTGGCTATCAAGAAGCACAATGCCATCATTCAGCCGTGGGCTTCTGCTATGGCTCTTGACGTTGCAGCTGTGTTCTGGGCTACGTGGAAGGGTATTGAGGAGCGACTGCCTGAGGGAGATGAAATCCTAGAAACAGAAAAACCTCGTGATTCCCGTGACCTAAAGAACAAATATAGCGCTATAATAAGGGTCGAGGTCAAGCGACACTCGGCTGAATTGCAGCGTGTAATCGAGAATTACATCTATCGAGTGTGGCTTGCAGGTGCTGTAGAGCAATGCCGTGACCTCGGGTGCACTGGGTGGTTCTTCTCCTCCCTGTCGAAGTCGTCAACTTCATCTGAATCTGCCAGTGCACCCGATGGTGCCTCTCTTCAGGAGGCACCCAGAGTCCGCAATGTTAAGGCGGATAAGTCTGGATGGGTGTCGCTTCCTAACCTCAGAGCACAAGAGTACGCTAAGAAGCATGCTGCAGAGGCTGTAACGCAGATCAACGACACCACTCGCAAGGAGATTGCGCGTATTGTCTCTGATGGCGTCAAGTATGGTTCTTCTTACAACGATATAGCTAAGGCTATCAAAGACAAGTTCGAGGACTTCGCAGTCCCGATGCCCCAGAAGCATATGTCGAATCGTGCTGTGCTGGTCGCTGTCACAGAGCTAGCGAATGCCTACTGCGAAGGAAACGCTCAGGTCGGCAACTACCTTCAGGACAATGGTGTCAAGATGATGAAGGCATGGCAGACGCTTGAGGACGACCGTGTGTCTGACGGTTGCAAAGAGAACGAGCGTGTCGGCTGGATACCAATCGACAAAGAGTTCCCCAGTGGGCATATGCATCCGCCTCGTTTTCCTGGATGTCGATGCGACTTTCTCCAAGATATCCTTGAAGAGGACATGCTGGGCAAGCCAATCGATGTTATATACGGAGAACAACATACGGCAAAGGGCGCTCAAATACCTGAGGAGCACGCTTTCGATGATACCTCAAAAATCAAATATACGTCATCGAAAGAGATGTTCTCTGAATTCAAGAAAAAGTACTCATCTGAAATGTCTGAACTCGTCAAAGAATCCCTGAAACGTGTGTTTAAGGATATGGAGAATGATCCAGACGGATGGGGTATCACATATCGTGAAGACAAGGGTCCGTTTCTTCCAAAACTTGATTCTCTGATTTCACATGGAAATATGTTTCCAGACGACGATTATCCTGTAGATAAATGGTCTGCAATGTTAAGGGGCGTAAAAGACGGAAAAATTGACAGGAAAGAAGCGGGAAGAATGCTTCTTTTGGACATGTATTGCGGTACGGGAAGACACTCCGTCATAAACACGTACTTGAGAGGAGGAAAGCTAAAGAAAAGTGAAGAGAGCGCTCTGCCTGGAAAAGATGTTATTCAGTTCGTAATTGATGCGATGAAGACTGAAGAACTCACCAGAGGATTCACTGCGACTAGATGTCTTCGAGACACGCCCAAAAAATTTGTGAAATCTCTAAAAGTCGACAGCACATACACAGACAAAGGTTTTATTAGTCTGACTACAAAAGATGAACATGGTTTCTCTCGAGATGCAGATGTCATAATGCATATTTACGTCCCACCTGGAAAAGGGAGAGGAGTGTACGCTCAAGCTCTTGAATCAATTTATCCCAGTAACTATAGACTGCCTGCCAAAGGGTTCACAGATGAAGATAGTCAAGGAGAGCATGAGTTTGTATTGACGCCAGGGAGTCGATTCAAAGTGACAAAAGTAGAGGACAATAACGGCACAAAGGAAGCCTGGTTGGAGGTGTACGATGAGTAGTTCTAAAAAGAAGTATATCATCGATCAGGATTCTTTCGGAAAATCTATCTCTAGATTCACAGACCCAGGTGAGCCTGTAGATTTTAAGAGGTATTCAATCTGTTCGGCATGTTCCCACAGGACCAGGGAAAAAGACCGAGAAGGCAAGAAGACTTGCAAAGCATTTCCGAATGGCATTCCTGACAGATTCTGGTCTGGTAAGGTCGATCATACCACGCCATACACAGGTGATAATGGCATTACATTTGAGCCTTAGAGCAGTTAAAGCTCACTATTCCAGATGGAACTTAGTTCTCCCTCCTTGTTACTAGAGAGATAATTCTTCAAGAACGTGCTGCGCATGCATGGAAAAGCACTCGCAGCACGTTTCTTTGTAAGAATGTGTGGCTTGACGGGAGGTGAACATGGATAACATCACATTCTTGGGCTCGCTGCTCACCGAAGCAGACAAAGCCGTAGGCAAGTACCCTGTCAAGGTCATTCAGCCTGGTTGGGGTTCTTCTGGCTACTATTCCGAGACCGTTCTTGCAGCTTCTGCACAACTTTTTGAGGGTGCGCAGATGTTCTGGAACCACCCAAAGTCCTCCGACAACTACGAGCGTCCTGAGCGAGATCTTCGAGACCTCGCAGGTGTACTCACGAACGTCCGTTATGAGGAGACCAATGCGAATGGTGCTGGTATCTACGGTGATGCTACTGTGTTCGAACCATTCCGTGATGCTCTGAACGAGATCGGACCATACATTGGCGTGTCTATTCGCGCTGGTGGCAAGGTTCACGAGGGAGAAGCTGAGGGTCGCGCAGGTCTTCTGGTCGAGGAGATTAATCTCGTTCAGTCTGTCGACTTTGTGACTCGTGCTGGAGCTGGTGGCAAGGTTCTGGCTCAGTTTGCTGAGGCTGCACGAAGTCCATACAACGCATCTGAAAACGCAAATAAGGAGGAATCTATGAATCTTGAGGAAGCTCTCAACACCATTGGTGAGCGAGACAACACCATCAATGGTCTGAACACGCAGCTTTCCGAGGCTCAGGGTCAGATTGATACCCTCACCCAGGAGCTTGCACGCCTCAACGAGGCACATATGCTTACTGAGTGCGGTGCAATCGTCGCTGCAGAGCTGAAGGAGAGCGACCTGCCTGAAGTCACCAAGGAGCGTATCCAGCAGGAGTCTGGTAAGTTCATGGTTACTAAGGACGAGGACAACAAGAAGAAGCTCGACAAGGACAAGGTGAAGCAGTCTGTCCAGGAGGCTATCAAGGCTGAGGCTGAGTACATCAGTAAGCTGTCTGGTGGCATTAACGTTACTGGCATGGGCTCCAAGGGTTACGAGAACGACGATGATCTTGCAGAGGCTATTGACTTGACCGATGCCTTCAAGGCTATGGGCCTGTCCGAGAGTGCGGCTAAGATTGCCGCTAATGGCCGCTAAGGAGGAAACGAATGGCTAAGAACTTTGTTCAGGTCGGCGAGAACCTGACGCTCCCTGTCAAAAGTGACGTTAAGAGCGGCGAACTCGTTCAGGTCGGCGACGTTATCGGTATCGCTCTTACCGATGCCAAGACCGACAACGGTACTGACTACTACACGACCATCGCTACGAAGGGTGTTTGGAACCTGACGCTGAAGGCGACCACTAAGGCCGGTGGCGTTGTTTCTGCTGCCCCTAAGGGTGTCTCTAAGGCTGTCCCTGTTGGTTTTGCGCTTGAGGATGCCACGTATTCCGACACGGACATCGTTGTTCCTGTGCTGCTTTGCCTCGGTCTCGCCTATGGCGCTGCCAACTCTGCTGTGTAAAGAAAGGTGTGAATAATGGCTGAGTTTCTTGAGCTTGTAGAGTCTATCAATGCAGAAGCTGCGACTGCAGATAAGCTCTTTGGTGGCGAGGGTGTGCGAATCACTCCTCGCAACAATCCGCAGTACAACAAGAATCTGGCTGAGGCTGCGAATCTTGTTGCGAACCTTGTTCAGCGCGGTAGCAAGCTGGACATGTATCGCTTCCAGGAGGCACTGACTACCAGCGACTTCCCGATCTATTTTGGTGACCTGCTTGACCGTCAGATTCTCGCTTCCTACGCTGAGGCTCCCCAGACTTACACCCAGTGGGCTAAGGTCTCTGAGGTGGCTGACTTCCGTCCTGCCAAGCGTTATGCTATGGACGGTGGCGAGGCTGCGCTTAAGACCGTTGACGAGCTGGGCGAGTACAAGTCTGTTGGTCGTCGCGAGTCTGAGCTTCAGTTCTCTGTGAAGAAGTTTGGTGCTCGCTTCGACTTCTCCTGGGAGGCTATGCTCGACGACGATCTGTCCCTCCTTACCGACCAGCCTACGCGCTTTGGTAAGGCTGCTCGTCGTACCGAGGAGCGAGAGGCTACCAAGCTTCTCATGGACGACAAGTTCTTCTCTTCCGGTAATGGCAACCTCATGACGTCCAATCCGCTCACCGTTCAGAACCTCCAGAAGGCTATCGAGAAGTTCACTGCTAAGGTGGACGACGATGGCGAGCCTATCATGGTCGGTCCTGCTATCCTCATGGTTCCTCCTGCACTTGAAGTCACTGCGAACAACATCCTCAATGCTTCTGAGTTCCTTGCATGGGACGGTGACCAGGAGTTCTTCCAGATGCGTACGAACAACTGGCTGAAGGGTAAGCTTAAGCTCGTCGTCAACCACTACCTCCCCGTCCTCGACAAGGAGCATGGCTCCGACGCTTACTACCTGCTCGCAGATCCGTCTGCTGCTCGTGGTGCTGTCGAGTTTGCATTCCTCCGTGGTCACCGCTCTCCTGAGCTGTTCATGAAGTCTCCGAATGCCATGTCTGTCGGTGGCGCTTCTGCTGGCGCTATGGCTGGCGACTTCGACCACGATGCCATCGGCTACAAGGTGCGCCACGTCATGGGCGGTACGGTCATTGATCCGAAGTGCGCTCTCAAGTCTGTCGGTGTCGCGTAAGGAGGCACCATGGGACAGTACGCTGACAAAGTGAAGCTGGTTCGGCTTCTCACTGGAGACAAGGCTGTTGACGATTACATCTTCACTGACGATGAGATGGAGTCGTTCCTTGAGCTGAGCAACGGCAACGTTTACTACGCTGCTGCTGATGCGCTCGACGCCATTGCCGCTAATGCAGCGTACACGCTTAAGGTGCTGACTATTCTGGATGTTACCACGAACGGACAAGCGACTGCGGAGGCGATTCGAGCTTCCGCAGCCGCTCTCCGTGCCAAGGCTGATGCGGACGCAGCTAACACCATTGTATGTGGCGTAGCTAATGTGGTTACTCCCCAGTTGCCTACGCATTGGCGTCCGTGGTGGGAGGCTCTCGTATGAAGCTCCTAGGCAATGGTTGGCAGGACATGCTGAAAGGCTACTTTGACCACACAGTCACGTTCTACAAGCCGACTAAAGAGCAGGACTCCACAGGACAAGTTCTCGATAAGTTCGAGGAAGTGGAGGCTCTGACCGATATCCCTTGTGCAGTGGGCAATCGAAACCTAGCTAAGACGGGCAATACCCAGTCCAGCTATGGTTCAGAGGAGGGATTCGTCCGCATCCTGATCGCAGATGCCCATCCTGAGATTAAAATCGGCTGGAAGGCGGTCATTGACCATATGGACAGTGAGCCGTATCTCGTTCAGGAGCGCACTCCTAACCAGTCAGCCGATGTTAGCGAGATACCTGTAAGTAGGTGGTATTAATGGCTAAGAACACACCTGGAGTGAGCGTATATCTTGACTCTGGCAAGACTGCTCAGGTGCTTTCCAAGTTCACTTATATTGGTGAGCAAGCAATGCCGACTGAGCTGAAGGCTTTGATGGCTGGAGCGAATACCGTTGTCAACTCTGCCAAGCGTCGAGTACCAAAGAAGACGGGTACGCTTTCCCGTTCCATTCACATGGAACCTGAATCTGACAGTGGCGTGCTCGTTGGTACGGACGTCAAGTACGCAAAGTACGTTGAGCAGGGGACTGCTAGGATGAAGGGTCGTCCATACCTCCAGCCTGCACTGACTGAGAACCAGCAGCGCATTCAGAATCAAGTTCAGAGGGCAATGCAGCAGATGCTTGCCAGTCAAGGAGCGTAAATGGCTGACATGGCAACAGCTACACAGTTTGACGTTGGGGAGCTTCTAAGGAGCATCATCATTAGCGACGCTAAGATGGCTTCTAAGGTGGGGTCACGTGTATATCCTGGCGAGCTGCCAGATACCACCTCATACGAGCCGAATTCGCCAGATCTTCCCGCCATTCACTATTCGCTCGTTGATGACATTGAAGCAGATGCAGCCCCGATTTCTCGTTCCAGCTGGCAGCTCACGGTTGTTGCAAGCACCCAGTCTGAGCTCCAGAGCACCTGTGGCGCACTCAAAGAGCTGCTCCACAGATACAAGAAAGATCGTATTCGCTACATCGAATACGTCAATTCGTCCACAGAATGGGATACTGAGGTCAAAACTCCGTATTCCCCTATGACCTTCAAGGTCACGTTCTACTAGAAAGGATGGTGCAACCATGGCTCAGACTACAGTCCAGCATCCCGAGACTATCCGCTTTGGCTCTGGTCGACTGGAGATTGGTAAGTCTCTAGATAGCCTGGTAGACGTCGGTGCGCTCACTGGCGTCCACTTCACCCACGAACTTGGAGACAAGGTCACCATTACTAGCGATAATGCTGGTGTTATTCTTGAGCGTGCTGGCACCCAGACTGCTAAGGTCGAGGCGAACCTCATGGAGATTAACCTCGACACGCTTGCAGTTTATATGGGTGGCGTAAGCAAGCTCGAGACCGTTGCAGGTTCTCTGCAGACGGTCGCCAATGAGGAGCACACGCTCAAGGGTACCACGTTCGTTCGACTTGATCATCGTATGAGTGATGGCAATGCGGTCACCATCGATTCCGTCAAGAAGAAGGGTGGCTCTGCTGCTGTCGAGGGCACAGACTATGTCGTGGCTATCGATTCTGACGGCTACACTTGCATCGCTCGTAAGAGCAGCTCCTCTGTGATTACGGATGGTTCCGTTGTCCAGGTGACCTACAAGTATACGCCTGCAGCGTATAAGCGCCTGAGCTTTGGTGGTCTTCAGCAGCTCGACGCTGCCGTTGCACGTATCACGAACTACGACAGCGTCGGTCGCGAGTTCTCCATCACGGTGTACAAGGCTACTGCAGACTCTGGCATCGAGATTGAGTTCCAAGCTGACGATGCCGACGAGACGGATGTTGTGCCGATTACCCTTGTGGGTACGGAGGACACTTCCCGTGCTGTTGGCGACCAGCTGTTCGTTATTGAAGACCACCAGATGTAGTGTTTTTAAGTGCAGAAATCGTGTTTTTAAGACGATTTTGGTGTTTAAAACACGATTCTGCGCTCTTCTAAACGATTTTATTCTGTTTAAAGAGAAAGGCTAACGGCTATGGCTAAGTACCTCAATCTGGACAAGATTGTCCCTGAGGAGCAGATTCTTGAGATCGCAGGACGTCAGTTCGACATCTCTCAGGTGCCTGCACGTAAGACTACCGAGCTTATTCGCATCGGTGCATGGGCTACTTCCAATGAGATTAAGAACGACCCGTCCAAGAAGTATGAGGCATACGAGAAGGAAATGAAAGCTCTGCTTGACATTCTCGGCAATGACCAGAACGGTGAGCCTGCAGACTTCGACTGGGTGATGGACAACGTCACCAATGCTCAGTTCTCTGCTATTCTTGACTTTGTCGCTGAGTGTATTCGTGGCGACAACAGTGAGGTGGCAGACGGTGAGACGCCTGCAAATTTTACTCCGAATCGAGCCCAGCGTCGAGCGATGAAGAAGAAGTAGATCTGGGGAGAATGTTCGCTCAGGTCTGCCTAGTTTATCATTGGACGCTAGACTACCTGCTCGATTGCTTAACGCTGCCACAAGTAGCCTTCTTCTACAACCAAGCAGTGTTGTTCTACAATCCCGATTCCGACCCCAAGCCAGACAAGAAAAAATTCCACGAGGTCTACGGGGAAAACGGAACGATTTCTCGATAACGAAAGGAGGTGGCAGACATGCTTCTGGATACGCTGATGGTCAAGATTACTGGCGATGCGTCTGGACTGGGCTCTGCCACCTCCAAGGCTAAATCCGACATCGGAGGTCTTGGAGATTCTGCTGAAGGTGCTGGAGGCAAGTTTTCCACCTTCTTCCAGTCGGTTAAGTCTTCAGCTTTCGGTAATATTATTGCAGACATGGCTCAGACTGCCCTTAGCGCTCTGAGCGATTTGTCTTCTGAAGCCATTGAGGCTTCTGACTCTACCCAGAAGTTCACATCGACTCTGAATTTCGCAGGTGTTGACTCTTCAAAAATTGAAGAGCTCACCGCTTCTACGCAGAAGTACGCAGACGAAACTGTGTACGGTCTGTCTGACATTCGAAATATCACGGCACAGCTAGCTTCCAATGGCGTTCCGAACTACGAAAAGCTGGCTGAAGCTGCTGGCAACTTGAACGCAGTTGCTGGTGGTACCGCCGATACGTATAAATCCGTCGGTATGGTTCTTACCCAGACTGCTGGTCAGGGTAAGCTCACTACCGAGAACTGGAACCAGCTGTCCGACGCTATCCCTGGAGCTTCTGGTAAGCTCCAGCAAGCACTGCTTGAAGCAGGAGCTTACACAGGCAATTTTCGAGATGCAATGGCAGCTGGAGAAATCACCGCAGACGAGTTCAATGACGCAATTCTGAACCTCGGCCTGACAGATGCTGCACGAGAGTCAGCTACAGCCACCACGACGTGGGAAGGTGCATTCGGAAACCTCGAAGCAGCATGTGTTAACTTGATGGCACAGGGTCTTAATCTGATTAAGCCTGCAGCGACTGCAGCCATCAATGGTATCACGGATGCAATATCTGCCGTACCGAACGCTATCGGAGTTATCGGCAACGTCGTTTCCGACATCTCGAACGGCATTGCAGAGTTCGAAACTGAGTCTGGTCGCGTGGCCACTGCTGGAGATGTAGTGCGGACTGCCATCCAGACCATTGGTCAGGCAATGGGACTCACGTTCGACCAGATTAACCCCATTGCGACTTCCGTAGCAGGCGTATTCGATACAGTCCAGACGGCTATCATGAATGTAGGTTCTACGGTTGAGTCGAATATCGCTCCGTTCGCGTCTGCGCTCCAGAATCTAGGAGACACCATAGCATCTAACGTGCTGCCCATGGTGACCGCTATGGCAGGGTTTTTCTCCCAAGTGGGTTCTACGCTCACTGCAGTACTGACTCCTGTGCTGAACACCATTATTCCGATCATTATTCAGATCGGTACGATGATCGTCCAGCATGTTACGAGCATCGCTGCAATCATGATGCCCGCAATTACGAACATCTACAATCTGCTCACACAGGTTGTGGCAGCTATTCAGCCTATTCTCGTTAATGCCATGAATTTTATCATGGGTGTTGTAAACACCGTATGGCCTTCCATTCAAAGCACCATACAAGGCGTCATGAACGCTATTCAGGCCGTTATTTCAACGGTAATGGGTGTTATTCAGGGCATCATTCAGGTCGTTCTTGGTGTAATTCAAGGCGACTGGAGCGGTGTGATGAGTGGTCTTCAGCAGATCGCAAGCTCCATCTGGAACGGCATTACTGGTGTTATTTCCGGAGCTATTCGGGCTGTTCAGGGCGTAATTTCTTCCGTCCTTGGAGTCATTCAAGGTGTGTGGAGTGGCGCTTGGAATGCCATTAGCTCGTTCCTAAGCGGTGCTTGGAATGGCATTAAGAACGGTGTAAGCTCTGGCATTGATGGCGTTCTCAGATTCATGCGAGATCTTCCTGGACGAATTCTGAATGCCCTTGGAAACCTCGGTAATCTCCTGCTTAATGCTGGCAAGTCGATCATGAAGGGTCTTCTCGACGGTATCACCAGTGGTGTTCAAGGTGTGTTCGACTTTGTCGGCGGTATTGGTGATACCATTGCCAGACTTAAGGGACCGATTCCGTACGATCTTAAGCTGTTGATACCGAACGGTCAGGCTATTATGGAGTCGCTCCTTACGGGCATTAACAATGGCGTTACAGGCGTATTTAACCGGGTGAGCGATATTGGAGGAGAGATTGCAAACTCGCTCAGTGGGGACTACACTATTCCAGTCGTACCAGAGCTGAAGATTGCAGACTTCAATGGCACATTGCCCTCTAATGGGTCTAAGTCGATTATAGACCCTCGTCCAGTCGTGAATGAAGCTCCTGTTGTAAACGTAAAAAATATAATCGTTCGTTCAGACGAAGATTTTGATTCTGCAGCTACAGTTTTCAACAGAAATATCATGCATGAATTAAATTGGAGTCAATATGCTCAATAAAGCTCGACAAATAGTTCTGGAGTATGGAGACGACTCCCTTACCATACAGGGAGATTCCTCTGTCCGATCCGATTTCTATATCGCGGACGAGGGAATTGAAGGGTGGTTTTCGAATCCGACTGCAAAGGTAAGCTCGTCTGAAAGAACGACTGGAGACGGGTCTCACAGAGTGGTTGACTCTGGAGTTTTGTACAATTCCAGAACGGTCTCTTTCTCGGTTTATGTTATTGGGAAAGACAGAACTGAGGTGGTAGACGGCATTAAAAAGCTTCTCTACTATTCTAAGAAAATTGTGAGAATCTATGTGTATGATGCACAGGATTGTACATATTGCGATGGTTACGTCGAATTCAGCGTTGACAAATCGTGGGACGTGAACTACGCTAAGGTCTCTGTCACTGTGGTGTGTCAGGATCCTGTACGCCTGTCTAAAGAGGTCTCCTCAGGCTACATGGATCCGTCGCCAGACTCATCTGGTGGATTGCAATTTGTGGATTCCATTCTTGTTTTTCCCTTGAAATGGGGTAAGCAAAGCGTAGTAAATAATACATGTACAACACACAACAACGGCACCATAGTTTCTTATCCGATTATCACCGTTTCCGGAAATTTCCCAAACGGATTTTCGATCACCAATCAAGAAACAGGAGAGAAATTATCTTATTCTGAACCAGTAAACTGGGGATCGCCTATTATAATGAATTGTAGCAAGAGAACAGCGTCTTCAAACGGAGTCGATGTAACAAGGAATCTGTCTGAGAGAGGTTTCCCTGCTGTTCCGCCAAAGAGCGATTTGTCTCTATCTTTTTTGGCGCATGGTGTAGGAACGTGCGAAGTCGTAGTTCATGATTCGTACATTTAGGAGGTTAAAATGTCTGTAGCGTTGGGAGTGCCTCAAAGTAATGCTGGGGTCGGAACTTCAGCACTAGAGATGAGAAAGATCATCAGTAGCCTTTTTGTTAACGTTGGCATCATTGACGGTCTCAGTGTTAAGGGCACATCGTCTCTCTATTATGTTGTGGGCAGTGGTGTGGCCATCTGCAGCAAGGGGGAATCTGACGGTTATACCATAGCATACTGCTCAGGGGGAAACACACCTTCCGTCCAATCGAACACTTCTAGTCATTCGCGCATAGACGCTATCTGGCTGACATCCCATGACATCCAGAACGGAGATGGAGACAATCTCGTTACGATTGGTGTGTCTCAAGGAGTTCCATCGTCTACTCCCGTGCCACCGAGCATTCCGTCTGATGCGACAGCGATCGCATATATGATGCTTCCTGCTGGGGCAACAAGCACTCAAAATGCCTTTATGACCTCCGAACGAAAATACGCTGTACCGTCTGGAGCTTCTCTCGGCGTTCTTCTTGACAAGACGGATACGTCATATAAGGGAATATATGCAGGTTCTGAGTATACGTTTGCCAGTGGACAGATCTATGTGCCAACAGACAGACTTTTGTCTGTAAAGCTAACGGAGACCACATGGGCATGGAATCCAAAGACTCACGACTGGATCGGATCTGGGTATATCGACTGGACACTCGATGGTGTTGTCCAGAGGGCATTTCGCTTTACGAATTATCCCGAGACTCCAACAACAAGCTGCTTCGAAGATTTCGTCAAGGTGTCTGCAGGATTTCACTTGATCTCTGCTAGACTGTGGGGTTCTGTCAAAGTTCCCGCCTCAGACATCTGGCTTGATTACGAAGTAGGTTCGTGGCCAGGACAAAGACTGCTCGTTGTCGATTCTGGAGTGGCAGAATAATGTGGAATTCTTACGTCTGTGACACCATATCTGGACTCATGATTACCCCCATAGACCTCCAGAGTTTCTCGTGGCATATGAGTGTGTCGGATTCTTCATTGTCCACCAATACAAAAAGGAACATCGGCGAGGACGGATTGTCTCAGATAAGCCTTCCGTGGGCTTCCGTCCCTTCTAATACACCAGAGGGAAGAAACAGCATTCTGTATCCCATGAAAAGGTCTATCGTTTTAATGTGGGACGATACGCCTGTCATTTTTGGCACAATAGGATACAGAATCGACTCTGAAGACTGTACGGATTTTAGCATCTTGTCTATCCAGGATATGTTGTCGAGTCGATATCTTGTGAGAGAAAATGTGTTTGGCAAATCCTACGGAGGAACCACAAACGACACCATCTCTTACAAGAATATGTCTCTCAGGGGGATAGCTGCAGACATCATACGGAAATGCACACGAGAAAAGCCTTCTGGAGTACTGCCGATAGACACCCAATATGACGGTGAGACGGGAAACCATCAAAGGACTTACTATGGCTATAATGTGTCTAACAATGCAGCGGACAAACTCCTCAACGAAATAACCAATGTTCAAGACGGTATCGAGATGAGGTTTGTCCCCTATAAAAAGGGAAACAACATAAGGCTGAGGTTCGAAGCTGGAACAGACAGCGAGCATGAGTTGGTCAATAGCAACGCAAAAAGAACGCTCACCTGGTTTTCAAATGGCAGAGGTCTGATTGAAGAATTAAAAGTGTCGAATATCGGACCATCGATGAGAGTGTACGGAACTGGAGCAGGTCAAGACGATTCGACGCTTTGCCATCTCGCACAAGATTTGTCTCTCTGTCAAACGAGAGATCCGTGGCCTATCGTGGAATCTGTTGTCTCAGACACCAGTTGGGACAATATAGATCTTCTAAGAAGGCACTCAGAAGGGACTCTCGAATCTTCGAAATATCCTTTGTGCCAAATAAAGGGGTCTGTACACATTAACGATTTTGAAGACCAATTTATGGGAATGGTATGGCCAGGGGATCTTATCGACATAGACATCAGAGATCACCCCAGCTTACCAGACGGTATCTATACGACAAGGATTCTTCGCATGGAAGGCGACAGCACAGACAAAGTGTCTCTGACATTCAGCGTTATGATATCCGTGTCCTACTAATGAGAGGGTAAAAATGAACAGACTTGTTCTTCCTGGCATGAGTCCCGTCTATGAAAACATGGCTCGCTCCGTTATTCAGGCTCACAAAAAGATAAACGGTCAAAATACCGCTCCAACAGGCACCATATCTTTTCACCGTTCAAACGGTTCAAAAGACATATATGGAGTCCTAAACAAGGACGGCTATTCTGTTGCAAAGAATGTCGGAGACACTGAGGCACCAGGAAGACCTCTTGGTGTCTCAGCCGTATCTGTCGGAGGCATTCTGTATGTCTCCTGGAGTGGAGAACTCGAAGGCGGATTGCCGTCAGATTTCTATTGCGTCCGTGCGTATCTGGAAACAGAGGGTAAAGTCCATGTGATAGGCGAGCTCACGTCAAAGGGAGATCTGTCATACAAAAGCCTCGGGGAAGGCGTTCAAGGCACCGTATACGCCACTGCGGAGGATGAGACTTGTAACGAAGACGGCACGCCAAATCACAATGTGTCTGAAAAGTCAGACAAGATAAGCGTTGTCGGCTCACAGATTCCGATCCAAAGCGTAGACGTCGAGTACGCTCTTGGAGAGTCACAGACGACGCCTCCTGAGTCTGGTTGGTCCACTACGGCACCAGAATGGCAAGAAGGCATGTACATGTGGCAGCGCACCGTGACATATACCTCCGACGGTGCTTCATATTCAGACCCGACTTGCATTCAGGGTGCAGCAGGCAAAGACGGTGTTGACGGTGAAAATGGCAAAGACGGGACTTCTGGAAGGGGAATATCCTCTACTGAAGTCAAATATCAATCGTCGCAATCGAACACTACAGTCCCCACGGGAGAGTGGCTTACGGCCATTCCTAGCGTGCAAGAAGGCTGGTATCTCTGGACTCGCACCCAATTTACGTATACAGACTCTACCGTGTCTTATGGATACTCCGTAAGTCGGCAAGGTGCTGATGGAGCCGCTGGTTCCGACGGTGCTCCTGGTGCTCCTGGTGCTCCTGGTGCCGATGGTAAAGACGGTATCGGAGTGTCTGGGTCTGAAGTAAGGTATCAAGCATCCAGTTCTGGCACGACAGCGCCCACAGGAGCCTGGTTGACTTCACCGCCGTCTTTGAGTGCAGGTCAGTACTTGTGGACGAGGACGACCATCGCATATACCGATGGCAAATCCACAGTTAGCTATTCGGTTTCTATGAAGGGTGAAACTGGTCCACAGGGAATACAAGGTAAGCCTGGAGCGGATGGTAAGCCCAGGTACACATGGCTTAAATATGCAGACACTCCCACCAGTGGTATGTCTGACCTTCCTGATGGCAAAGATTATATAGGTCTAGCCTACAACAAGACTACGTCTACAGAGTCTTCGAACTATTCTGACTACATGTGGTCTAAAATCGTCGGTGAACAAGGTCCACAAGGTGCGCAAGGTGCGCAAGGTCCACAAGGTGCGCAAGGTGCGCAAGGTTTACGAGGTCCACAAGGTGTTCCTGGTCCTGCAGGTGAAGACGGTTCCACACTGTACACGTGGATTAAGTATGCAGACAATGCCTCTGGAGGAGGAATGTCTGACAATCCGTCTGGCAAGAAGTACATAGGCTTGGCATACAACAAAACGGTTTCGACTGAGTCTTCCGCGGCTTCAGACTACGCTTGGAGCCTGATCCAAGGTGCTGATGGTAAGAATGGTGCTCCTGGTGC